TGTTGAACCAGGATTCAAATGATCTGGTAAGTCAGGTAGCCATTCTCCAAAAGGTACTTGCATTATTTTACGTTATCAAAGTTATTAATATTTATATCTGTTCTTTGTATCAATGGTGATCCATTGTATTTATCTTTTTCATCAACTGCTTCTACTTGTTGTAAAGCTGCTTCATATTGTGCTTTAAATTGAGTTATAGTAGTTTGATCCATACCTCTAATAAATGTAGATGCAAAATATAATGCACCATATAAATATACATCAGGATGATTTGTTAATATGTGATTAGTAGTTGTTGTGCTATCAATACTATCAAATGCTTTATAGTATGTTAATCTAGCTGTATATGCAGTATCAGGTGTAGGACTAAATCTAAAGTTAGATCCTTCAATAGAATACATCTTAGGAACTCCAGATCTTTCAAAGCCGCTTGTGTTAGCTTGATGATATGCAGTTGTAAGTTCTAATGTTTGGTCAGGTGTAGAACTTGTTAAAATAAAACTACGAGCCTGTAAAAAACCAGTAGGTAGAGCTTCTGTTTCTGAGTCTACTGTAAATGATGTATCAACTGTTTCCATGTTTCTAACTCTTAATCTACGATTAAAGTCAGCTTCTGTTAAGTCAATAAAATCATCTATCTCAGATGTCAAATCATCTCTAGCTAAAAAATTAGCTATAGTTGTTTTTAAGTTTGCATAATTATTTAAAGCCATTATAACTTCTTATCTCCTACTCTAAAGTTTTGGAACTCATTACTATTAATCATTCTTTTAATAATGCTACGTTGATCGTCTTTATGTAGCTTGTACCAATTAGAATGACCAAATAGTTCTTTAGTTTTTATTTGTAAGGCAATCAATGGTATTTGTGCAATACGTTGAAAGTCACCTCGTTGTTCGTTAGCTCTATGATTACGAGCTATTTTATTATCTTTTAAAATATTAGTTGTATCTTGTGATTTCTTTACAACAAGTTTTCTTGTTGATCTATCTATATGAACAGGTTGATTACTGTCGTAAATATTTTCCATATTATTTCTTTATCTTATTTTTTGGTAAGAAGTCTAAGTGTTCGCAACATCCTTCTATTTCACAAATCATTCTATCACTAAACAATTCAAATATTTCTTGAGCTTGTTGTTCTAGAGATTCATTTTGGTTTAGACCAATAACATTAGTATCAGTTATGATATCTGTAAAATGTGCAGAATCTTTATCTGATAAAAAATATTGAAAGTTTGCTACTAGTTCATCTCCTTGTTTAATATCTTTTTTTGCAAAGCCAAGTCCACAGTAATATAAAATGTTAGGATCAAAGGAGTGATTCATATAACAATCTAAACCCCATTCAGTACAATGTATAAACTTGTCACCAATCCAACGTACAGCAGTTTTTTGAAACGTATCGTCTGTTAAATCTTTACGTTTTTCTAAATACTCTGTTTCATTAATAATTTTATCACCAGCAGTTTTTTCAGCTCCCCAATAAAAAACTACAGAACCTTTTTTAATATCTTCTAAAGTAAATAAACCCTCACCTTGCAATTTAGATTTTTTGTTTTCTACTTTATATAAGAACATAATTGTATTCTTTTAATTTATTTACAAACTCTGTAGGCAAAGAACCTTGTGAGTGTATTACTACACCACCAAGATAACTGTGATATGTATCATTATAATACTTTAAACAATTAGGGTATTCAATACTGTATTCATCATGCAGTTGTAATGGATAAACTTGATTTGGATGATTGTTTACTGTTGAAACAACTGTAGTAAAAACCCAATTAGAAGTATCTACAACATACTTTTCAGGACTAGATGTAATAGCTTCTAAATAAACATCACCTGAAAAATATAATGGTGAACAACTATAGGCATCCTCTCTTGTATTAGTTTCTACCCAATATACATCATTGTTATTATCAATAGCAAAATTAACTGATCCCGTATAATTACCACCTTTAGGTGCTAACCAGTTTAAAAAAGTTTCAGCATTAGTTCTAACAACTGCATTTAAATTATCAGGTACTTTATGTAAAGTACAAGTAGTAGTCCATGTTGAAGCAGGAGAATTTTTAAGAAAATCTCTGCGTTCTGTTTCTCCTCTAAGTTCACCAGTATAATAAATAGACCATTTACCATCTGCTATGCAAAAATAAACTTCTACTTCTAATTGCATATTAGGTAAAAACTTTTCTATATAATAATCATAATGTTTATTGCTTGCTAAGTTTTTGTAATAATTTTCTGCAATAGTATCTTGTTCTTCTTTTAAAACTCGTGCTGAATTAATTGTATCTTTAGCTTTAATAACTACTGGTCTTTCAGTAAAAGTTGTTAAATCAATGTTTGCAGTATTACCTTCACTTACTATTGGAATTACTTTAATACCTAAATCAGCTACTGCATTACGTGTAGCAAATTTATTTATTTCTACTTCTGCTACTTCTTGTGTTGCACCTAAATAAGTTACGCCTTCAGGCATTTTATTTCTTAACCAATACAAAGTAGGTAAGCCAACAATTACAGTTGTAATATTTAACTCGTTAATTTTATCAATTACTTCTTGGCAATTATCTTCAGTCCAAGTTTCCCAATGAGAAAACTCGATTGTGTTAATATTAAATTTTTTATAATAGTCACAATCATGCCAATTAGTATAAACTGTATGTCCAGACTCAACTAATTTACGTTGTTGTTGAAAATGTGCATGAGGGTATTCTATAAAAAGTATATTCATAATTATTCAAACACCACTGTTATAGTATCTCCAGGACTTCCAGGCATTGGGTTAGCAACACCACCCCAACTATACATACCAGAACCACTGCTAGTATCAAATCCTGCTGCGTTATTAGCAAATGTTGTAGAACCTATTTTCATTGTAGTAAATATACCTTGAGTACTATTACTGCCAGAATCAAAAAATAAACCAGCTGTATTCACCCAATAAATACCTCCACAAGTTGCTCCACTTGCAAAATCTATTGTAGTATCACTTAAAGATCCAGCTGATGGATAATTACCATTTTGAATGAAACCTCGTACTGTGTCATTTTTATTACCTGTTTCTCCATTAGTTAATGTAACTTCCCACAATACAGCAGTAGCTCCATACCATTCATTGAATGACATAGTTGCTCCAGAACTTTTATCAATTAGATCTCTAATGTCTGCGTCATTTAAAGAACATTGAGAATTATTACTTCCTCCTGCCTCTACATGAAAGTCATTTAAACTAATCGCACCTGTGCTTGGTACAGCCATAAAATTTTTTCCTTATTTAAAAGTAGGTCCAGCTGCCCACATAACTAGTGAGTAGCGTATACCTTTGGTTATTGGTTTTACACAATGAGTAATATTAGAAGGGAATATTAATATATCACCAGCTTTAGCGGGTATGGTATGTTTAACAACTTCACCTTCTACTAAAATTTTTGTACAAAATTCTCCACCTTTATAATCATCATTAAGTATTAAACTGCATGACATTTTTCTAACAGTATCAATTAAATCAACATTATCTGTATAAGCTAAGTTGTTTTCTTTTGGTAAATTAAAAACAAATTCTCTACCAATATGGCTATCACTATCAACATGATAATTGTAATGTTGTGTTTTACCATAACAAGTAAATTGTGGCATTTCACTTGCAGTTAAATTGTAATTGTATCCAGTTAAATGATTACCTATTTTCATATAATAAGTAAGCATTTTACTTATATTCGGACTATCTTGTATAAAATGTACGTTAGAATTTCTTTTATCGTTACTTTGTTTATCTGTTGATTGATGTGTTCCTAATACAGTACGATCTTTATATCGTTCAATTATCTCTTGTCTTTTTTCAAGAGTTAAACAATCATGAATAATGAATACTGGACTTCCGTTTTCTGGATTAATATACATTAATTACTATTAGATTTTAATTCTTCTACTTCTTTACGAAGTTCTTTTATACCTTCAATTAATAATGGCACTAATTTTTCATACCAAACAGTTAAATATTTTTTATCTATAGGAGCTTCAGTAACTACCTCTGGTAATATTGCTTCAATCTCTTTTGCATTAACACCTACTTGTCTACGATTATTACTATAACCTAAAGATTTAGCAAGTTCATTTTCAGTAAAATAATAACCACCTATTTGATCAATTTTATCTAGAGCTTTTTCAATGTTACCATGAAAATCTTTTAAAGCAGGATCACTATAAAATGCTGTAATATTGTTAGTGGCTCTGATTTCACCAGTAGTTCCTGATGCTGCTGTGCCAACACCTAAACTATCTACTTGTGCATCTGAGTTTGTTGTAAAACCACCTGCTGGTCCCGTAGGACCAGTTGGACCTGTAGGACCAGTCGGACCTGTACCACCAGCTGGTCCAGTCGGACCCGCAGGTCCTGTACTACCATCACTACCATTACTACCATTACTTCCTGCTGGACCCGTAGGGCCAGTCGGTCCAGTAGGACCTGTAGATCCATCACTTCCATCTGAACCTGCTGGTCCAGTAGGACCTGCTGGGCCAGTAGGACCCGTTGGTCCCGTTGGTCCCGTTGAACCTGATGGAATAGAAAATGCAAAAACTTTAGATGTATTAGGTCCACTAGCAGTAACACCAATAGGACCTGTACTTGCGGTTGGTGTTCCAAAACCTGCTGCTGTACCTGTAGGACCTGATGGCCCACTAGGTCCTGTAGGTCCTGTAGGTCCTGTAGGTCCTGTTCCTCCACTTGGGCCTGCTGGGCCTGCTGGTCCTGCTGGACCAGTAGATCCATCCGATCCGTCTGATCCGTCTGATCCTGCTGGACCTGTCGGTCCCGCTGGACCTGTCGGTCCCGTTGGTCCCGCTGGTCCTGTAGATCCATTTGAACCCGATGGTCCTGTTGGACCAGATGGTCCTGTTGGACCCGTTGGACCAGTAGGTCCTGTCGGTCCAGCTGCAGCTAAATTAGATACAGTTATCTTTTTAGTAACACCAGCATCAGTATCAACAATAGCTAATACGTCATCATTAGCTGGTGATGTTAATGCTGTTAATTCACTAATTTTACTATCAGCCATTTTTTACTCTCTTTCTTAAAACTTTGTTTCTTTCTTTATTCTTTATTTTTTGTAGAGAAGATTTTTCTTTCTCTTTTAATATCTTTACAAGCTCGTTAAATTTCATTTAATTAGGTATTGGTGTACCACTAAATACAGTACCTACTGCTTGTTCTAATCGAAGGTTTGATCCTTCTTCCATTAATAAATATGTTCTATCTTCTAATTGCAAGACATCATTAGGCATATCTGTCCTACGATCACGATAACGATCTTGTCCTCTAATAGAAAATCTTTTCATCTATTGTGTTACTTCAGTAACTCTTGCAGTTCCAGTAACAGATCCTACTCTTAGAAATGCTACTTTAGTACCTGGAGTAACTCTAAAATACTCAGGTGTATATGCAGGTACAATTAAACTTGATGCAGCAGCAGTTGGTGCAGAACCAAACTCTACATAAGCATCTACTGTACATACAATTCTAACTTCTCTAGTTTCACTTTGGAATGCTGTGCTGTTTGCAGCAGAAGAATCGGCAACAGCTACTGTGTGATTTGTGTCTACTTTAAATGTAGTTGGGCTTTTTGTTGTTGTCATAATTACTCCGTTAGTTCTGAAATATACAATGAACCATCACTTGCTGCTCTAATAGCAGATACAATCTGACCTTCAGTAACTTTAAATACTTCATAGTCTTTTGCAGCTATTGGAGTTGCAGCACTAGTTGCAGTTACTACTGGATTATTAATTGTAATAAAACAATCAGTCGTTGCATATACTCTAATAAATCTTACATGATCTGAAATAGCAGAACTATTTGCAGCACTTGATGTGTAGTCAACTTTTTTAACTACTCCACTTAATCTATACATAATACTTTCCTTTAATAGAGGGGAGACCGAAGTCTCCCCCTAATTATAATTACTGATTAATATCAGCAATAATGCCGTGTGCGGCTTCGTTTCTCATTTCGAGAGTGTACTCAACTAAAAGTTGTTTCTTCTCAGAGTCACCAGTCTTTGCAAGATCAGCAACTTGGAAGTCTCTTAGATAAGCAGTTGCAGCCATATCAGACTGTAGTAAGAAAACGTGTTTCTCAGCAGTCGTAGCCATAACTCTATTTGGAACCACCTGAATGTCTCCAAAATCTGAGCTATAAACATCAATAGCAGCATATTCAGTTCTTGATTCTGCTGGACCAAAACGAGTAGTGTTCGCATTAAATCCAGAAATCACTTGTTTAACTGAAGGTGGAACTACCAATAGATCCAGATCGCCACCAGAAACATAAACGTCTTCAATAGCAGCTTTTAGGATTGTCTCAGTAAGGTCTCTGTCATCACCACCGTTAGGTAAGTCAGCTCCTCCACCAGTTGACATTGAACCAGTAGC